ACCAGGTGTGCCCTGTGGTCCTTGATCTGCTGAGAATACTACAGATGTCTGCGGTTGAGCAGATTCAATAATTACGATTGTCTCTGGCATTAAACCGTTACCCCCGCAGTTACTAGGAAATTACCTTGTAAAAGTCTTGTTGTTACTGATCCTGAATTAAGTACAAAGTCATAGACATAAGGTTCTGCAAAGATATTAGTTTGAGCAGAAGTAAAAGTTACTGTAATAACTGATGTTGATGTGTTAATAGAAATTCTACCGTTGGCAGTTGTAGCCAATAATGTTGTTGTACTAGATCCAGTAAATGGTCGCACTGTCATAGTTGCGGTGTAATTGGTTAAGTTCCAATTAACTCCATCTGTCTGTGGACGAAAAGCAAATGTAAATGTTGTAGCCTGTGGGCATACGAGGTTATAGGTAGCTGTCAAGATGCCACCTGGCGCAGTGCCGCTGCAGGCTCTAATCCAGTAGTACCAGCAATCTTGTTGCAGATGCCAGCAATGTCAAGCATCTGTGTGCGGTTAGTAATACCGCCAATGTAGTTAACTACTCCTACTAGATCTGTGACCTTGCCCAAACTTACTGACTTAGCAGCAGCCCAGCGTTGTGCAGCCCCTGCTTGGTCATAGTAAGCAGAGATAGCAGGGTAGGTGCCCCCGTTTGCGAGACGATTTAATTCGTCGTTTAATGTTGAACCTGCAATACCTAGTGGCACCTACGCTACCTCACTTCTTCTTAGTCTTGTTGCGAGCAGATATTGCTGCCGCTTTTTTCTTAGCATCTGCTTTACTAGATGCGCCCCACGCTTGTAAAGATAAAAGCAATCGAGTTGGCTCACCGTTAGGTTTGCGCTCAGGTCCTGGGTTACCACCTGCACGAGCAAGGTAACTTGCTCTACGTGGATTATCACCAGACTTAACTGGTGGCTTTAAGTTACTACCTTCTGCTTTAGCAGAGGCGCGACCTTTAGCGTTAAGTCCACCCTTTGGGTTCTGACCTTCTTTGCGTTGCCAAGCTGGAGTCTTTGCCATTACTTTTTCTTTCTTGATGCTGCCGCATTATCTACTAGATTTGGATATGGTCGACCTGCTGCCTTGGCCTTAGCCTTAGCGCTTGCCTTCTGAGAAGGTGTCAACTTTGAAGATGTTTTCTTAGGATTCTTTGTATCCCAAAATTCTTTCTTCATTACTTGCCCATCTTCTTTTTCATACCGCTAACCTTCTTAAGATTTGGGTTAGCCTTGACTGCAGCAGGTGATGCCTTACGAGCACCAGCTGCAAGGATTGCACCAGCGTTCTTCATTGGGATTCCCTGCTTCTTTGCAATTGACTTCTGCGCTGCGGCAAAGCCCATTCCTTTTTTAGCAGCCATTATTCCATCTCCGACTTTTCTGTTAGCTCGTTGATATAACCCATCTCGTTCTTTGGAGCACCAGTCTCCAAGTCATCATATGTTGCATAACCGCAACCACATACAGCGCACATTACTTTGTCTCCGTTTTCTTACCGCCAGCAAAGTTTGCCTTTGCTCCTGACTTTACAACTGCTTGTCCACCTGCAGGCATTGAAGGAATGATGCCACCCTTGTTTACTCTGTCGAATGGAACGAAGTCAGTTGACTGTGACTTGTCGCCTTTATCTGCCATCTGTTTCTCCTTGTTATAGTGAGTTGCCATTGAAGGCAACGCCTGTGTCATTGCTTAATCTAACTGCAGCATCGATATCTCTTTGCTTAGTAGAAACTGGTTCGATTCCCTGGCGTATTGCGCTGTAATAGGAACCTAATTCTTTATCGTGCTGTTTTGCTGTTGGTACACCATCGTGTCTTGCTTCACCTACAGATAACTGTAGATCTCCCACCTTGCATCCAAAGCAACCTTCTACATACTCTGGGTGGGTAGTGCGTCTGTGTAAACTCATACAATTAACTCCACATAATCTCCGTACCCTGCAGCAATAAGAACTGCTGCTTGGGCATCTGTAATTATTTGCTGATGACCACCAAGAACATACCAGTCTGCATTATACAAGTCATCTTGGTATGGATACATAGTTGTTGTAACTGTAGATCCATTGACAATAAAGGTTACACCACGAGCAATATCAGTAATGTATGGATTGATAGCACCAGTATAAGTACCACCAACAATTTGACGTGCTGCAATACGTGAGTACTTATCAGGCCAAGGTAAGCCTGCGCCCCAGGTCTGGTACTCCCAAGGTGTTGTTGCTTTATATGCCATTAGTTCTCCTTAGTGAACTGACTCAGTGACAGGGGTTGCCCCCTGCCACCGCGTTAATCAACTAAATGATTATCCGTTAGATGCAGATGTTGCGATCTGGTATAGAGCAGATGTACGCAATAGGTTGAAGCCACCGAAGTAGTACCAACCGATTGTGTGGTAACGACGCAACGCATCGATCTGAGGACCGACAACTGTTGAGATGTCCTGTCCCTGAGCTTCTGCTAGTGCTTCGCGACCTGCTACAACTGCCTTGTAGACGTTAACTGCAGGTGACTGTGTGTTAGCTGCGTAAGGCACACGAGGTGTCTCAACAACGAACGCACCTTCAATTACACCAACTGCACCAGCCACGAATGGTGTGCGGTCTGTGTACTTCGATAGATCCTGGAATCCACCTGTACCAGTTTCAGCGCGAAGATCGGCTGTCTGACGTGGGTGTAGGTATGCTGCATATAATTCGCCAATACGAGGCAATGCCTTGTTTGTGCGAAGTTCTGTTACAGCCTGACGGATGTCAGATACTGAGATTGTTGCTGCTGATGTAATTGTGTTGTATGTAGTTGCTGTGTTTCCACCGTAGATAATGTTAGTACCTGAAGTTAGAACTGAAGCAACTACAGCATCAATTGAGTCTGCAGCGTTGTATGCGATGATGTCAGCAAGTGCTGAATCGACATCGTTGAATGAAGTTAGGTTTAACTTCTTTGTTGTTGTTACGGCTGAACCGTATTCTTGTAGTGTTACTGTAACCTGGTTTGGGTTACCTAGTGCAATAGAAGATACATCTGATGCTTCTGTCAAAGTCGTTGTCGCTTGTGCGAGGTCAGAATAGATTGAGAATACAACTGATGAACCTGGCATTGCTTGCTGTACTGGCTTTACGTCAGCAAGAGCACGCATCACTGGGATGCTACGTAGTGCCATACGAACGTACTGATCGTACGCTGTTTGTACTAAGTTGCTAATTGCAGATGTGCCGGTCAGCGATCCTGTTGGAATTGCCATTTAGGATGTGCCTTTCGGTTAGTTGGTTTAGAGTCCAGACATCCGAATGACTTCGTCAAGTTCCTCTTTTGAGTTAGCAGACATTAGTTTGCGTAGGAGATCATCTGACGAATCAGGCGTTTGGGCCTGACTAGTAGCGTTATTCATACGGTTATAATCTGCAGCTTGCTTTGGGTCTACGGTGTTCTGGTTGGATTCAGTGGTTTGAAATCCGAAAACGTCTCCGTTATCGTCAAGCCACTTAGACAAAGACTCCTCAGTTGGGTCTAAGTCCGATGGGATAAACTTTGCAATTTTGCTGTTTACCCCGCGAGATTCGAGAACGTCTTTAATGCTTCGTTCACGCTGCGCTTTGGAAACTCCCTCAAATTGAGCCTTTAGCTCTGCGAGTTCTTTTTCCTTTTGCTTGTTTGCTTTACGCAATTGTTTGACGAGATCATTGCCGTCATTACTATTGGTAGTAATATCGTCTTCGTCGTCCTCATACTCGAAATTGGACATAGTCCATCTCCCATTCATTTTGTAGTTACGTAGACCTCATACAGCTCTGGGGATTATCTGTATGGCTTCTACTACTGGATTTACAACACTCCAACGCACCAGTCGTCCCGTTGGCAGGCTTTATTTAGAACAGACCAGTTTGGCCTTCTGTCATTCCATAGGCTTTCTTATCTCTACCTAGGGCACCAACACCAGATGAGCCACTAAATTGTGCAGTCTCTAGTGCTGTAAGTTTCTTACGCTTTGTTGCAGCCTCTGCTGCACCTGCGGTATTAAATATTTCTGCTTCTGCGGTTCCTTGTGTGTATGGGCCTTGACCGTAGATATCAGACAACTTTGAAGCAGTAGGTAATAGACCTGCAATTTCTGTATAACCCTGCTGTGCTTGTGCCTTAGTGATACCAAGACCTGCTAGTGATTCAGCAGTTCCACCTTGTGCTTGTAGACCCTGAGCAAGTGCTGCTCCACCGATCTCAGCTGCAGTTACCTTGCGCTTGATATTAGTTAGCGCTTGTGATGGATCAAGGGCATAAGCCAAAATATCTGCATTGTTGATATCAGGATAGAACTGCTTCAATGCTTGCAATACCTCTGGGTTAGAGTTAATTACTCGCTGTTGTGCAGTAGCAATACGATCTTCTAATTCAGATGCTGACACATCGTTAGCAAGGAATTTTTCAAACCCTGCTTGAGTTCCCATTGAATCTTTGCTGTAATAAGAAGCAGGTAGACCATAGTTACGCATAATGTTCTGGTACTGATCTTCTAATCCAATATATTCAGCAGGTGTTAATGCTTTAAGTCCTGCTGCAATCCGTTGCTGATTAGCAGCAAAGCGCTTCTTGTAAGCATCTGTATTTTGCAGTTCAATTGCAAACTGTGAAGGAGAAACATTAGACTGAATAAGACCCTTGATTGAATCTACTAGTGAACCTAGTCCATACTTGCTAAATTCATTGTAAAGAATGTCATAAGCGGATTGACGATCACGGAGGTCTGCTGCTGCTTGCGCCTCTGCACTTAATTTAGAATTACGAAGACTTGTCTCATAAGCAACTAATGCTGCCTCTGTATCAAATACTCTTCCGTCGGATGCTGTGTATGGCCCTTTTCCTGTAGGAGTAACTGGAGTAACCGGTGTTACTGGTGTTACAGGTGTTACAGGTGTTACAGTTCCCTTTGGAGTAGTAATAACTTTACCAGTTGATGGATCTACACGTGCAGTCATTGTTGGAGATGTATCACGAATAGTGGCTGCAGTTGCACGAGCATTTGCTAGAGCATCAAGTTGTGCTTGAGTTTTTCCTGTACCTGGAACTATGCGTGTGTAATAAGCATCTTCTGTTGCAGCAGCAGCATCGGCTGCTGTAGGTGACTTAGCTGCATTTTTAACTGCTGAGTCTTCTGGCAGGTAAGATTTTGGAGTTGGAAGTCCGTCTGGCATATCTCTGTCTAGTCTGGCCATCATTTACCCCATAAATCCGAAGTCTTTAAGGATCTGTTGCGTAGCATTTGCTACTTCACCTTTTGCCTGATTTGTATATTGCCAACGAGTGTCTTTACGAAGCTGACGCTCAAAGTCATAAAGTGGAACTTCAGACCCAGCAGTAATAGCAGAACGAAGTGTTGGATCGCTCAAACTAATAGTTTCTGGATTGATCTCTAATGTACTAGCCATAACATTTTTATATGGAGAATAAATAGCCTCAAGATCTACGCCATTATCAATTAACTTCTTGACATTATCAGGCATACCAATCTTTGCTGTTTCTCTAATAATGCGTTTGTATGTATCTACAGATTCGCCTTTATCAATGGCTGCAATCCAGTTAGGAAGATTTGAACCAAACGCCTTTTGAAGGTCAAGCCCATTAGCAGCAGCAGTCTTAGTCAAAGCAGCAAGAGTATCTCCGGCTGCGCCTGTTGCTTTTGCTACATCAAACTTAAACTTGCTTTTAACAAAAGAATTAAATGTGTCTCTGCTGTTATCAAGGTTCTTATCGTATGCTTCTTTAGCAATAGAATCTATAACATCTGCACCTAGTGTTGCACCTGCCTCAAATGCTGACTGGGTGATAGCATCTTTGATGCTCTTAATCCCTTGACCATAACTAGTAGTTGCCTCAACCTGAGCAATCTTGTCAGGATCTCCAGCAGCTGCTTTAATAGCATCGTCATATATTTTCTTTTCTGTCTGACGCTTTAATAGAGTTGGGTCAGTTTGTCTAAACTTTGTTATTTCAACTTTAAGAGTTGGGTCTGCCGACAAAGCATCAGTAAGCCACTGTGTTTCATCAAGCCCACCAATAGATGAGACTACATTCTTACCATTGACAATTTTAACTGTTTGCTGGCTAGGGCTAGCCTTTTGTGCAGCAATAAGTTTAGGACTCCAAAACTTAACTTCATCATTTGTAGCATCACGCTTGAGTAATGATTGAAAGATGTCATTGATTTTTGCCTTGGCTTGTGTTGTGCTGTATACACTTGGGTACACAGTTGTTGCTGGCTTTGTTGTTGTAGATGCTACAGGAGTTGTTGGCAACTTTGAAAGAATAGTTGCTAAGGCAGCAAATGGGTCAACTTTTGTTACTTTGCCTTCTGGCGCAGTTGTCATTATAAGCCCTTCCGGAGATCATCTTTTTCAAGAATACGTGTATAGATTCTGTTAAAGGTTACATCTTGGTCAATCAATAACCCTGTAAATGTATCCCAAACTTCTTTGAGATCTGTATTAGCTGCGTTGTCTAATGAGTGTGACTTACGCTTGGCAAGTACATCAATAATAAGTTGACGTCCTTTAAGGTAGTCGGACATACTTTTAATATCTGGACGATTGGCAAGGCGTGGATCTTCAGTTGCATTTTGTGCAAACTTTAAGAAGTTTTCTACCTTTTTAGTATCAATCTTTCCACGGACTTCTGCCCAATCTGGATTAGATTGCTCAAGTCCAGTAACAAAAGCATCCTTGGCTGCCTTAAGATCTTCAGCGCCCTTAGACTGTAGGCTCTTAAGACCACGCTTAATACGTACAGCTTCAATAAGATCCATACCTTTATTGTATAGAATCCAACCTTTACTAGCATTAGTTTCTTTAATAGCGGTAAGCGGATCTTGAGACTCACGCATCTTGGTTGAACTACCAGGTGCTACCGGAGTTTCACGTTGCTTCTGATATACAGTAGGTGAAAATTCACCAGCGTTAGCATCTCCAACTACAAACCAACCATACTCTGGGTTCTTAGCAATAAGATCAGAGAACTGCTTGGTGCGCTTGTCTGCTTCAATTGTTGCTGCAATACCAGTATTGTTCTTTGACAAGTTAGTTGTAAAGATAAAGAAATCATTACCCCATTTGTCATAGAAGTTCTGAGTTGCGTTTTGAGGATCTTCTTGACGCATACGGTGGTACTCATCAATATAGAACTGGTATGGAGAACGAGTATTTGTAGCAAAAGGAAGAGTCAAACGAGTAGCAACTTCCAAGGCAAGAATCTTCTTTACCTTGTCGTTAATCTCTTTAGCGCTAGGTGGTGTTGAACGCTCACCCATATCGTACTTATGGTTTTCTTCCATAGCAATAAGAACTGTTGCGCTCTTACGGATAGGGTTGTTCTCGTCAAACAAAGCCATAGCACGACGACCTGCTGCTGATTGGATAAGCAGATCTTGCCAACCAGTACCATCAGCACCGTAAGGAAGAACTTGCTTAACAATAGAATTCTTTTCTAATGTTGGTACACGCTTAATCAATACTGATGCTGGATACTGTACGAACCAACCAGCACCTGGGTTCCACCACGCTCCACCTTGAAAAATTAGGTTAAGAGATGGCTTTGGAATAGCAAGTGGGCGCTCACCAATACCCATACGCTTACCCCAAGAACCAGGGATATTGATGTAAGTAATTCCATCACGCTCTTCAGTAATACCTACACGATCTGGAGATGCGTATGCTGTCTGTAACTTACGAAGAACAGATGGATCATCTAGGACCATACGGCCCCACTTCTCTGTTACGTCTGCCCAAGCTCCAAAGAATGGAAATACATACTTGAGCATATGTGCTGAATCAACGCGTTCCGATGTGTCATAAAGGGTACGACGTAATTCTGAGCGTGCCCATTGGCGAGCTTGATACTCAGCCTTACGGATATACTCAGCTGGAACTTCTTTACCAGGATAGGTAGCAATTACATTTTCAATAGTTGCTGTCATACGTTTACGGTAAAGATCTACAAATAGTTGATTACGAACTAGTTCTCTTTCAGGGATTTCACCCATCACATTATAGAAATGGTCTAAGAAGTTAGCCAATCCACGAGATACTGCAGAGGTTCCATTAGCCAAAGAAACCTGTGCGCCATTAACATCTGGACGATTATTACCTGCTGTACCAAAGTATTTCTTTAGATCTTCAGATGTAAGATTACGCTTTGCAGCAATAGCCTTTAAGTCTGGGCTGATCCAGTTAGGAAACAACGCCTCAACATTTTGCATATTGGCTTCAACGATACTTTCAACATCACGACCAAGTGCTAGGTTACGAAGGATCTTTCGACCTTCATCGTTTTTAAGCAAAAAGGTTTGAGCCTCTTTTAGAACTTGCTCACGAGGCTTGTTCTGTAACAAAATAGAAGTTAGTTTGGAGTTACGAACCTGACGATTGATAACACGAAGGTAAGCATCTTCCCATTGTGGGTCGTTACCCTTGATAATAACAAAGTCGCCATTGGTTTCAAAAGCATTACGAAGTTGCTTGCTTGATTCACCAAAGTGGCTATCTACAATCTGAGCAGCATTAGCAATAAATCTATCTCTAATGTACTGAGCCTGCTCAGCAGTTGCGCCTAGCGCATCTTGGTAAGTAATTACTTCATCACCAATTTTAATCTGATTAAGACCTACACCAAACTTATCAACCATCTTGCGTGAGCCATTAAGCATTGCATCAATTTCAGCAATCTGTCGCTCTACAGCAGCAGCATCATCTACAACACTAAGGCTAGATTCAAGTTGAGCCTTGTATGTTTCTAACTTAACTCGGTTAGACCAGTCAAATACTTCTTTAGCAGATGCTGTTTTGAATCGGTTATTGATAATACCTTTTGCACCACTACCGGCACGAGCCATAATTGCCATAGGACCAGCAACTTGCATAATACGAAGGAAGCCTTCTCCTACGTTACGAATTGGATAACCCAAACGAGCTAGTACTTCAAACTTAATAATAGAATCTAGTCCATCTGCAAGTTCATTAGTAACCTGACCAACTCGCAAGCGACCACGTCCAAGAGTACGAAGTACTTTGCCCTGCTTTTCAAATCGTTGAGCACGTGTGTACTTATTGAGAACGCGATACATTGAGTCAATATCTAGGGTAGGTAATTGCTTAACAAGTTGTGTTTCATTCAAAGGCATTGGAACTACCAATGAACTTCCATCAAGTCCCATAATAGGCGTAATCTTTCCACCTACTGGGCCACCTGTTGCTGGATCAATAGCAGCTGTGTACGCACGCTCACGGATTAGGTTATGTGCTTTAGCACGACCATCTGAGAACATAGCCCAAGCACTGCGTACTTCATCAGTATCAAATCCAAATTGACGGGCTACTGTATTAAAAAGTTCTTGCTCAATCTCTTGATAAACATTTGCTCGGTCTGTTGGATCAACCGCAGAAATGTATTTATCAAATAACTCATTGCGACGCTCAACTGTAAAAGTTGCTGTCTTTAGATCCTCTTGAAGAATGTTACGTTGTGATTTAAGTGTTTCACGCTCTGCGTCATCGGCAAGTCCAGTGCTAAGTCGGTTGTCAATTTCATCAATCTTTGATGTATAGAACTCAACGCGCTGATCGTTAATACCACGAACTCGGCTAAGCATATTATCAAGAGTTTGAACAGACTGGTTATCTGTAAAATCAATCCAACCTTTAGGACGCTTGTATGCAAAACCTGAAAGCAAACGTACAGGGTATGCAGCATAAGCTGCACCTAACCCACCTTTGCCACGGATGTCAATAAATGCTTGACTATTAGCTGCTTCACGACGTATGTTGGAAATAAGATCGATTGTTGGCACTTGCTTTGGGCTTAAAGACCCTTCAATACTAAGTGCCTTGTAATTATCTGCTAATTCTTTTTCGTACTGGGCTGCAAGATCAATGTTTTTCTGTAGATTCTCATCAGCGTTAGCAAGATCCATAGTCAATTGACCAGTGTTTTTATCAACCGCTGAACCAAGATACTTGGCATCTACGATTTCATCTTGTAAATTACCGATCTTTGCAGCAAGTGGCTTGTTGCTTGCCATTAAACGCATAGCTGCTTCTGGATCACCCATTGCCCATAGGACAATATCTTGTTTAGTTTGGTGACGAAGAACCTTATCTTCAATCTTGTTTGCATCTGCTAAAACTTCAGCAAATGAACCAGGATTAGATGATGTGCGAATAGCATCTACTCGGAATAAATCTGATGCCTGCATACCATCTGTTTTAGTAATAAATTTATTAAAGTTAGACTTTACGCGGCTTGCATTAAAGCCAGTCTTTTCTCCAGCCAAAATTGACTTGAGTTCAGAAACATCTTTAACTGCAACGCCTGCAACTTTATATGCTTTAACTGCTTTACCAGCAATAATAGTTGGGTCAATAGTAAAACGGAATACAACATCTGAACCCCAAGATGTAAAGCGTCCTACATTTTGCTTGTTAAATGCTTCTTTTGCTTGAGCAGGATCGTAGATATTAAAATCTTTTCCTGCAAACGCTAAGTGTTCTTTAAGAAACTTGTTTGAAATACCAGCTTTGCCACCGCTTAATAGACCTAATGCTGAATCTAAAGTATCAATTGGGCGACCTACAGCAGTCTTAATTAGTGCCTGACCTGGTGAAATCTGACGTGCTGCTTGCCACGATTCACCTAAGCCTTTAGCGCCTTGCTTGCTTATTGGGTTGTTCTTATCACCAAGAAGTAGGCTAAATGTTACTGCTTGTGCAGAAAAATTGTAAGCCTTTTCCATACCAACTAAGACTTTGGTAAAAAATGAATTGTCTGCTGTTGGAGTTAAAGCACTTGTTAATCCTGATGGCATAGTTGCTGCAGGTGCAGCAGTAACAGAAGTAACTGGTTTTGCCAAACTGCGTACAACTTCTGTGCGTGTTTGAGCTGGTACAGATTTACCAAAGTCAGATGCTATTGAAAGAGATGATGGGAGATTATTGTCTTTATTGTAATAATCATTAAAAGCCCCCATTACGGTAAAGCCGGATGGGTTTTTTTCCGTCATAGGAGATTGGCCCTCAAAACTCTTACATAGTTTCTAAATGACTGTGAAGAATCTGGTTGCTGTGCTGCAGCCTCTAATGCTGGTAAATATGAAAGCAAACGTGCTTTTTCTTCTGGAGTATCTTGGCTTTGATTCATCATCAACGCTTCTGGTCCAGCACCTGCACCTACAGGAACACCTTGTGTAATAGGTTCATTTGGACGTTGCGTTGGATCATAGAGTCCAACACCAGCAGCAGGAGCACCTCCTGTTACTTTTGGTGCTTGTGAAAGTTTTACTCCACCAGTTTTAGCAAGTGGTGCGCCAGCTTTTTGTTGTGCCATAGCAACACCTTGACCATATTGGTCTGGGCTATATTGTAAATCTGTACGCTTTGCGTAAGGTCCAGGACCTGATACACCCTGCATTGGGTTAGTAGCGTCTTCAAGCGCCATCTGTATCCTCCTGAATAGTTTCTAAATCTTGTGCGAAGTCATCCCAAATCTTATTAACTTTGGTTTCGCGGTTTGAGTGGTAAATTGATAATTCCATTAAAGACTCTGCAAGGTTTGTAATCACTTGACAGATATTGTAAATAAACTCTGTAAATATAACTAGCGCATCAGTAGGACGTACTGGACGTGGAACTTCATCGTTATGATTATTCACGCCCAGTACTCCTGACTAATAATTACTTACCCTTCTTAACCATCTTGCCTGGCTTTGCAGCTCCAGCAAAAGGCATCTTAACATCGCCACCTGTTACCTTGGCTCCTGCTCCTGATGCGCCGTGGATAGGCTTTGACATAGGTGCTGGTGCTTGTGATCCTTTATTCATATTTCACCTCCCTAGAAGTTATGCTGCGCCGCCGATTGATGCGAGCAATGATGCAATATCTGGTTTACCTTGAGGTGCACCTTGTGGACCGCCAGCAGCAGGGGCTGCACCGCCAGGTTGTTCCATACTTGGCTGCAAGGCAGAGGCGGGAGCCATACCTGCTACTGGGGCTTGAGGTTGCATCGCTGCAGCCTCTGGCTGTGGCTCTGGCGCAAACGCCTTCTCCACAACATTTTCTATTGTCAATCCCTTTTGACGTCCCTTAATCATTTCTGCAAATGATCCTAGGATCTTAGAAGGGTCTTGTCCTTGTGCAATCATCTGTGGGATTGCTAAAGCAGTTTGTCCGATAGCTGCACGAAGAGCATCGCGCATCTCTTCAATGTCAACCTTCTGCTCTTCCTGAGTTACGTTGATTTCAATAGGAAGTTCACGACGTACATAGTCACGTGAAATAAGTTTATCTGAGCGCATCTGTAGCAAAGCTACTGTTGCGTTGTTTGGATTCATACCAGACATAATTCCGTAGCGAACATCTACGGTGTAATCACCGTTGATTGCCTTGGAAGGAATGTACTTCATTGTGTAAGGAGTACCGTCATCGACGCCACGGATTTCCTTGATACGATTGCCAAAGATCTTCTCATCAGTCTTAAAGCACAGTGCAATCAATTCAACAAACATATGTGCAAACTGTGCTTGTGCTGCCTTGATCTGTGTATCAAATCCAGCTTGTAACGCTTGTACACCACGACCTGTAACGATAGATGCGTCTGTGTTACCGCCGCGAGTCTCAGGGTAGCGAGCACCGGTACGTAGTTCACGCTCTAGTACACCAGATTCAGCAAAGATGCCAGGTGGTAGATCTAGTGGAACACGACGGATGTTCTGTGGCTGGGATGAACGCATAATAGAATCTGGTCCAAGGGCCAGTTCTTGTACATCCTGTGGAATAGCAATAGGTGCTTGAATAGATTTCTCAGCAGCTTGTACTTGTAAAACAGCAAAGCGTGCACGAGCAAGCTGTACACCAAGCACATCATCATACTGACCACGTGCTTCACCATCGATAGATGGGCGCATCGCAACGCGAACCATACATTCACCGATTGGGTTTGGCGTATTAGATAGAACTAGATTCTTACGTTCTGGTAGATAGATCATATCTTGGTCTTTGTCGTGGTAGCGAACTAAAGATAGATATGGAGAACCTGGTGTGTATTGGTTTCTACCTACAATGTCTTCATAGAACTCTGGGTACATAGATGCCAATGTCTGTGCATCCATACCAACAATCTGTGTCAGAGACAAGCAACGACCAAAGCGGTCAATCTCTGGGTATGAACCAAATGGGTTAAGCATTTTTATAATTGGGTTGTTATTCTCGTAATCGAGTTCAACGCGACCAATCAACATACCGTAAGTGTTGTACCAATCTGCACCTACGTACATTTGTGTACCTAGTTCAGAACGATCTACATAGTAGTTTGCAATACGTGTACGAGTATCTGCTGCTTTGCGAGCAGAGTCAGAGACCATATTAGAAGCAGTACAGTTAAAAGATGGAAGTGGTGCCATTGATTCAGCGAGATCACGAGCAGAGACGTCGATGATATTTGCGACGAGAGGCTTTGGGTATTCCTCTGAAAACATAGCAGGGTAAACCTTGCTGATGTCTCCCTGACGCACTGAAAGGACATCACGCATACGACCATCACGCGCTGCGTATTTGGTTTGTAAGCGAGATACCTTAGCGGTGACCTCTTTAATTGTTAACAATGGAATTCCTTATCCGTAGATCTTGCCGTTTTTCTTCTCAAGGATCTTCTTCATAGCAGCATCTTGAGGTGTCATTTTTTCTGTAGGCTTCTTAACTGGAGCCTTTGCTGGAGCTTTCATTACTGGCTTAGGAGCCGCTGGCTTCTTAGGTGTCATAGCCATTAATACATTAGTCCTTCGACTTTAGTAGGCCATTCGACCTTGTCTGTTGCAAGAGCCTGTGCCTTACCAGCTGCATACTTGCGATCTACTTCTGGGTTCATCTGTGGTGTCTTTACAGCACCCTTATCGATGTAATCTTCTTCTACAGCTTCTACCTTGTAGCTTGGGTCTATTGCCATTGTTGTTCTCCTATTAGATGAATGTCTTATGCTTTTCTGCCAACATCTCATCGATGTTAACAACAATTCTTTTTCCCATTTCAGCACGGGATAAGAAAGGATTCTTTAAGTGGTGCGTTGCGTACTGACCATAGTTGAGCATCTCACGCGCTCTGATCTCACAGAACCACAGCGCCATCACCATATCGGTCTTGCCTTTAGTAGTTGGCGTCCAGGTCACAAGTTGTTCAATCAGAGACTTAACATTTTCTGTTTGATCGCTTGGTAAATGGATTAAGTTATCTCTATGGTGCTTACCATCTGGTTGCTTAGTACCAAACAGTGTTGCCATAGATGCCACACCAAAACCGGTATCCCACTTGTTGGAACCGGTATGGTGTTCACGAAGGATTACACCACGTGTTGCTAGGTGCTGACGGATACCTTCGTCCTGCGTTAAGAAAGCCTGAAAAGCGTTCTTTTCAATAATCCATTCAGACGGACCGTAAAGGGAAGTCCAGTTAATAATAATGTCGCGGATCTGCTGGGGGCTGGGACGCGTAATTTTCATAACGTCCACGATGTAGCGCTTACTAGTAGCACGATCAATGGCGTAGCAAACAGCGGCGGTATCGCCGACAATTGCTGGGTCCATACCGCAGATATAAGTAAAGCCGTTCAAATCTTTTGGGTGACCGGGATGGCCTGTCTCAAGTCGACCAGACTTACGCATACCGTCAATAGATCCACGAACACACACGGGATCAAAGGCTGCGTTCTCAGATACGTCCTGCTGCTGATAGATCAAAGCCCAGGTACTAGTATCCATAGCTTGGCGTTCGTTGTACAAGTTACGACCAGACCAACGGGGATATAACCCGTCCTCGTCTTGTTCGCTTACCTCTTGTCCATCAAAGGGAGCATCTGACCTAGGCCACAGGGTAACCCACTTGTCGGGGTCTTCATCTGGTTCAAGTAATGCTGGCATAGCAAGATATGTCCACGGAACCAGACCGCCCGGATAGCGGTCTTCTTGTCTAAGTTCGCGGTACAGGTCTACTGATGCAACGCGGGTTCCAATAATAATTAACTTACCAGTAGGGTTAAGACGGGACCTAACGTCCTGGGTCAACCACTTAATCTGTCGTTCAAAGTCATTAGCGTTAGACATTGTGACGGCGTCATCTACAATAATCATATCGGCACGTTTACCGTAGATCTGACCGCCGATACCGACTGCTTCAATGTTTGGGTCTTTTTCACTGGACTCACGAAGCTCATCACCAAAGGTGACACGGGTTGCTTGCCAAGAAGCGGTCTTAGCGTTAAACCCTACGCCAGCAGCATAAGCACTTTGGAGGTCTGCATACATAGGATGCGTTAGTCTTTGCTTGATGGCGTAGAGAAAGTCAGCAGCTAGTCGCTGGGTCTGGGACACAATCAGAACACGGAAGTTGGGATTGCGTGCTACCTGCCAGGTGACGTAGTCAACGGTAATGGTCATTGACTTGGCGTGGTTAGGCGGTATGTTTACAAGGATGCGGTTATTAGCCACTCCCTTTTCAAACTTCATACTGGGATGTAGCCAAGAAGGTTCACGACCTTCGATGACATCTACTATGTTCATCTGGTGTGGAAAGGTCCGGCTGTGGAGAAAGCGTTGACGAAATTCTTGGAATGAGATGTCGTGGACATCCCCGCCTTGGAACTGCTTGTCCTTCAAACCCAAACGGGTTCGGTCGATCTTGTCTGCAAAAACTTTGTCGGTACGACGGTAGTACTCATAAGTCTTCATAGACTTACCAGCTGAGCCGCAAGCGGCGTCAATGGTCATACCTTCTGCCACGCATCCTAAGATGATGCGC